GGCTACGATAGCCTCCCATGGATCTTCCGCTTTGTCAAGGATCTTTCTGGCACCTACTGATCCAACTCCAGGAACCCCCTTGTAACCATCTACCGGATCACCGGTCAGGCACTGCGTCCAGAACCAGTAGTCGGCCTCTTCGGGGGTGACAGTGACCTCCTCTTCGCCGTTGAACAGGCGGCAGGCGATCTGTTTCATGTCCTTGTCCGGACTGATCAGGATGAAGTCAGATGGATCTAGGTGGCACTCCAATCCTAGGGCATCATCTGCTTCAAGATTGGGGTAACGAATAACTTTGTAGTGCTTTGCACACCAGTTGATAAGCCTCTTGTATCCTACGGGCTTACGCTTGGTGCGCTTGCCTTTGTATTCCGGATCAATAAGCTTCCTGAAATTTTTTGTGTCAGAAAAATAGAGGGTGATGTAGTTGCTGTCAAACCGTTGACGGAGGAGTTGAAGCTCCCCCTCAAAGATTTCTAAAACAACCTTAAAGTTGCTGGCGATCGTAATAAGATCATCGCCCCAGTCAAGTTCCGTTTCAGCAGATTGACAGGCGCGATAGGCAAAGAAGTCGGCATCAACACGGAGATGTGTATCAGTGACAGTCTGCCCACGAAGCTCCTTCTTTTGCTTCTGCCGCGAGGGGTACTCTGAGGTTGTAGTATTCTCCGGCTTGGACGATCGCCCATTCGAGTTGGAACTTGGCATCATTAACGAGGTTTGGTTTTACAGCAAGTTGAATTTCGTCGTGAATCCAACCAAGCCATTGGAAGTCCACATCCCAGGCATACCCCAGTTCTTGGAATTGATTAAATGAAATGACATTCCACCTTTTGCAAACAATGGCACCTGCGGATTGAAGGAGGTAGTTAAGGGCAGCATGTTTCTTTCCTTGGAGGCGGATGGGGCGACCATCCAACCCTTTGAGAACATCGGACTCTGCTCGTTTGTTGACTGCCTTGAGTAGCTGATCAAGGCCAGGAATAGCCTCAAGGAATTTCTTACGAATGTCCTTACCAAGAGCAGCAGCTTTCTTGTCGTCAAGGGACTTGTCTAGAGAAGCTCCGATCTTCTTATCCGATGCCCCATAAATGAAGGCATAGGTCAAGGTTTTAACGTCCTTTCTGGAGCAGCCAACCCGATCAGCATTTTGTTGATGAATGTCTCCATTGACAACAACATCTGCGAAGGCACCTCCGTCATAAAAAGCAAGATAGTGGCCAAGCATACGCAGCTCAAGTCCAGAAGCATCAGCGCCAACCTGACGCATACCTTCACCAGGACCAAACAGTTCACGACACCGAGGATCAGAAGAAGTCTGACCAAGGTTAGGACGACTGTGGGCATTCCGTCCTGTGTTCGTGGCCAATTGACACGTATGATGGATACGTCCTTCCCTGGTGACAGTCTTTAGCCAAGCATTAGTGCCATCTGATAGTTGACCCAGAGCCTTTTGAAGTTCCAGGATTCGTCCAAATGTATTGGCCTCCATTGTTCCGATGGATTGGAGGATGCCTTCATCAATTTTGGGTCGTCCGGTGTCGGTGAATACCTCAGGCTGCCAATTCCTCCAAGTCATGAAGGCCCAGCCGATGTGGTCGCGGCTTGTGGGATTGAACTCCTTGAGTTTGGTGAAGGAAGCATCCTTGATGTACCCACGTGTTGCGTTGGGACGCTTAGGGGTCATCTGGCCACCATCCACATAAGGAAAGGTTGCCCTCATTTGATCAGCCAGTTGATCCATTTCTGTTCTGAGAACGGACTCTAACTGCTGTGCCTTGCGGACATCAAAGGGCCATCCAGAGGCTTCCTGCTTGGCCATAATGGCTGCCACATCATGCTCAAGTTGGATGGAATCTTCGAACTTGTTCAGCTTTGGCGAGAACAGCTCGAACAAAGTCATGCCAACGTGAACATCCTGTTCGCAGTAGTCTTCCATTTCAATAGACCACTCCGACCAGTCAGTCGTCTTAGCAAACTGTCCCTTGTAATCACCAAGGCGGTAGCCCCAAGATTCAAGAGAGTGCCTACCGAAAAGCTTACTGGGCATTCCGATGGGCCTTTTACGAAAGTCCCTTGAAAGAATGTCCGGAAAGAACATCCTGCTTAGGATCAACGTGTCTAGGACCTTACCCCTTGGTTCAAAGAATGGATAGATTCCTTGAAGCACCGGAATATCGAATCCAGCAATGTTGTGGCCAACAAGGAGATCAGCCTCTGCTAGGATGTTGACCCCGGTAGTTACGGACTCACGGCCTCCTGTGTCGTTGTAACGGAATACCTCACCAGTATCCAGATCCTTTGCCACGATACAATGTACGTGACTTAATCCTTGGCGTGGTAGTCCGTTTGTTTCAATGTCAAACAGAAGACGCATCACCACTGCTCACCTTCTTCTGCGTCCAGTGCCCTTTGAGTGAGAACATCAGGTTTACCACACTCGGTACAGAAAAAGCCAGCAATATCCATCTCTGAATAGAAGAAGGAAGTAGAACCGCAGGAACAAAGATCATGTGTGTCCTTAGAAATCAGTGTAGTCATCGTTCGAGGATTTGGAGGACTTTGAATCAAAAGCAGTGGTAAGGTCTTCGGTCATGCGACCTGTGCCCTTATCAAACACAATAGCACCAGCAGGGCCGGTCTGTCCATTGAAGCGATTCTTAAGAACTCGAATGTTGGCCATGTTGTCGCCAGCACTGAGGTTTCGTTCCAGAGCGACCACGATGTCAGACAGTTGCACAATGGAGTGGCTGCCCCTGAGGTGCCCCAGGCTGACCTGTGCGCCATCTTCATGGCCCTTGTCGTTCTGAGGCCGTTTGAGGTGGCTGATCAGGATCATGCCAATGCCCGTCTCCTCCACAAAGGATCGAAGCTTGGTCATGGTGAGGTCGATCAGCTTCCTCTCATCGTGTGACTCGTTGCCAGACATGAGGATGGACAAGTGATCCAGGATGATCCAACCAACTTCCTTGGCGAGTGCCATGAACCGGCAGTCGGAAAGAATTGCATCAGGGTCCACAGAACCAAAACCATCTCGCAGGTATACCCTGCCAGTACCCAGGGAGGCATCGAACGCAGTCTTGAGATCATCCGTAGGCAGTTCGTTGTTGAGGTGGAGAGGACGGTTGGCCTTGACAGACATGAGTCGCAAGGCGGTTCGTTGGAGGTTCTCCTCAAGAGCAATATAGCCTACACTTTGGTTCTGGTCAACCAGTAGTTGAGCTACCTCGCCACAGAAGGTCGATTTACCCACCCCTGATCCAGCTGTGACTGTGACCAGTTCGCCTCGTCGAAGACCACCAGTAACGGTATTGAGACAACTAAAGGGCCAATCAGCATCCCGACCGTGGAGAGGGCGAGTGGCCAGATCGAATAGATCTCGACCATCGATGACTGTTTTGGGTGAGTATGACTTCTTGTTCCACAGGGCCTGCCTGATGGCTTCCCCATCTTTTGCGATGAGGGCTTCGTTTGCGTCTTTGTATGGATGGGTCTTAGCTATGAACAGTCGATCGTGTGGAAACAAGCTCGCGCAGTCTTGTGCTGCTTGAATCCCAGCATCATCATTATCAAAGAGGAGGATGATCTCCTCAAAGCCCATAATCCACTTCAGTTGGTGTTGGAGGGCTTTCTTGGCCGCCTGTGCTCCATTGGGAAGACTAACAACTGGCCAACTATTTCGAACCTGAAAGACACTCAGACAGTCGAACTCTCCTTCGGTGATTACAAGGGATTTACCTTGCCCCCAAAGTTGCTGACCAAAGAGTGTATGGTCTTCGTTCTTGCCTACCCAGCGAAAATCTTTCTCAACATCACGAGCTTTATACGCGATGAGCTGTCCAGTTTGCGAGTAGTACGGGAACTGAACAACTTTTGAATCACGGTCAAGTCGAACATTGAATTTACGGCAGGTCTCTTCAAGAATGTTTCGTGTCCGAAGGGGAACAATTTCCCCAGAGAGTTCCATAATTGATCTGCGATAAGGCTTGTGAACATTGATGGAGTCTGAACCTGGAGCCCAGTGCCCGCAGGAGAAGCAATACGAATGGCCGTCAGTATAGAGACTGTTCGCATCGCTACTCCCACAGGCTGGACATGGTTCATGTCTTACGAATTCGGAGTCGGATTCTCGAACCATTCCAAGGGGATGTTGTAGGAAGGGGCCCACGGAAACCCATTTTTTTCTGCCCACATAGCGTAGGTAGTTTTGCTGGTTTTCGTGAGCGTATTTCGCGGCGCTTGGAACACCAGACGAATGTCCAGCTCCGGATGCTGTTGCTTGACGGCAAGCATCTTGCGTCGATCTTCCGGCTTAAAGTACCCCTTGGCCTCAAGAATTACCCCGTTGGGTAGTATGAAGTCAGGGGTGTATACAGCCGATAGGGTATAGTTGAGGTGAAGGCTTTCATACTCAAACTTGTACCCATTAAGCTCGAACCACCGGGCCAGCTTCTCCTCCAGTCGGGACCGGTACTTTGCCATCAGAACGGGAGTTCGTCGTCAGCATAGTCGGTAGGACCATCGCCTGGATCTTCGGAGGGTTCAAAACTGGGGCTATTAGACTTGAATCCAGCAACCTTACCAAAGAGAGTTGCCACTTCAGTTTCATCCAGCCCGCCGCCATCAGAACCTCCAGAACTAACCAGCTTGAGGATCTGTGCGCCACGCACCTTAAAAGAGCAGCCAACCTTGGTGGCATAGACATAGGGACGAAGATCAATGATGAGACGAACAGTTGTTCCTTTCCAGATCTGAGTTTCAAGATCGATGGGGATACCATCGCTGTCTACCCAGGGGAACATGGGGTTACTGCTGTCACCACCATAGGAGTACTTGACTACACCTTCCTCATCCCACTTGGGAAGTTCTTCCGTGTATCGCTTGCCATTCTGCTTGCTCTTAGCAGCAGCAATTGCCTTCTCGTAGCCTCGATCAAACTTAGCAAGATCCTCTTCGGGAATCTTAAACGTGATCGAGCAGTTGTTGAATTTACCAGACGGCTTAAGGGCATTGATGTATCCCTCAAGGGTGGTCGTGATAATAAAACGGCCTTCAGACATGTTGGAAGTATGAAAGGTAGATGATGATGGTAGTGTGATTCAGTCTTCTGTGCTAAGGATGCCTCGCAGTTCGATGTCATCGATGGCCCCCTCAAGGTCATTTTCGAACAACCCTTCGGTTACAGTCTTGTAACCATAATCATAGGCAGCAAGACAACCGTCAATGTTCAGACCTTTGGCTGCAGCAAGAATGAAGCTTGCATCTCCCAGCATTTCACCAAGGTATCCAAAGAAGTCAACGCCATGTTCGTTTTCTGTTTCCAGAAATTCTTCAAGCAGATAACTTATAACGGACTCCTTGAACCCAGTCAGTTCAACGGCCTGAGCAATGATCTCTTGAGCTGGAACGTCAGTCATTTAGCAGAAGAAGTAGGACGATTCCTGAACATCATTGATATTCAGAGTGTTTTGCATGACAGTCTCATCAAACTCTACCCCAAGAGACTCAGCCCATTGTTGGAGGACTGGTTGGGAATAGATCTCAACAAACTTGTCACGGATTTGTTTGCCCATCTGATCCATGTCGCAGGAACGACCCAACACACAGTCGTGGATGACAGTGAATGGATATTCGCAATCCGCAAATACCAGATGAAGCAGTGACGCATCCAAACTGTGAATTAGATTGGGACTAGCAGCAGTCTTGGCCTTGTTCAGATCAATCTGACGCTCTTCCCATTCCTTGTTCAACCATGTTTGAATCCGTTGACCAAGAAGCCTAGTTGACACAGGCTGAGATTCATTCTTACGGTACTCCTGAATGACATGAAATCCAGAAGGTGTGAACCATTCCAGTGTGCTAGAGCCTTCCTTGATCTTTGTTCCCGCAGTCTTTTGAATGAAGGTCATAGAGGCACATGGCCCAGCAAACACTTCTCGAACTGCAAAGCGGTAGACAGCCTTGACAATGGCTTGAAGTTCTCCTCTTTCCAACTCCACCCCTTTGAGTTCTTGTCGGATGTAGTCCCTCGCACTGTTCTCAGTGACACCATAAGGAGTCGTCATCACGGTGCGTTTGGTCAGCTTCCGATTCATCAAATGGTGGAGATGTTGTGGAAGAATCTCTTTTGCCTTCTCAGCAACAATAGCGTATCCATCAGATGGTTTGTCTGTTGGAACTACGTTGACCATTTCGGCTGCTGTTCTATCAAGAGCAAGAGCAGACAAGTGCTGAAGTCCAGAACAAGTAGCATCCACTGACACAGGAAGACCAGATGTTTTCTTGGTTTTATGGATGACACATTGACTGTACTCCAAAGCTGCTGCTAAGAAACACCAAGGTTCCTCCGCTTGAGACCATTCCGCAACAGTACCTTCTGGGTCAGAAGCAATCAGATCAATGAGATCATGGTTGTTCCTTGTCCAGTCAATACGATCTTGCATTGTGGCCTTGTCCAGTCCATAGGTAGTAGCAACCTGAAAGGCCAACCACCACTCATTGACCGGACCCTCTTCTTGGAAGTAGATGAGGCTCTTGTCGAAGTCAGTCCCCTGTGGGCTGAGGCTTGTGGGAATTGGATAGCAACGTCCCCTAAAGTCAAACGACCAGGGGATCCAGAATACCTCTTGTTTGTACTTGTTGGCAACAAACACCGCCTCTGCTGTTCGATAGTTCTTCTGTGCCAGTGCTGAGTTCTTGTCCTCGATCTGAGTCCTAGCTCTGCGATACGCAAGCTTCTCCTCATCCGGGGCAGTCTCCCATGGCTCTGGCTTTGGCGGAGGAGGCGTGGGCTCCTCGGCTCGGAACTTCCCCACACTGATGCGGCGTTCCATACAGAAGTTGGCTATCTCCAGAACACGGCTGTTGATCCGGTACGGGACCCGCTGGAGGCGGTTGAGCATGGCGAGTGCTCGGCTTTCCCGTAGAAGCAAGCACCTTTTTTTGGGGATGCTGCTCCTGACCAGGCTGGTCAGCCTTCTCAGCTCGTTTGTGAGGTACCCTCCAGAGCTGTCCTGGGTCCAGTCGTTGGGCTCACACAGCATTGGCCACAGGCACGCTGCAAACGCCTCTGCACGCTCCATCAGGGCCTCCTTCATGCGGAGGAACTCTGGCTGGTAGACGACAAGCGTTTGGCTTTTGTGGGCCGACGAGCGTACGATCCTGGTGGTGATCCATCCTGTGGCAGCTGCCAGGCGATCCATTAACCACCCGCCAACCAACACCTTGACGGATGTAGGCCAGCGAGAGGCCTGGATGCCGTGCTTACGCATGGCAGCACGATACCGTTGGACTCGGTACGAATACCCCTTGTGCGCGTGGATGGTGCTATGAGCAGACTCAAAGAGATCCTTATGCTTAGCACAAAATTGATCTAAGAGAATCTGATCAAAGACCAAGTTACCAATGTGATAAGTAACTGCAGCATAGGTAGGTTTCTCTAGTTTACGCTGGCCAAGAACATCAAGGATGCCCTTTGCCGTAATAAGGGCCAACACAACTGGATCACAATCTTTGATTGCCATCACTGCTGCTGCCTTGTCGGATGCCCAGCCCCTTGTAATGTGACTGAGTTTGGTGGCTATCTCTTTGGTGATGGCCTCCAATCCACTATTGAGGAACGATGATCCATAAACAGTAGAGCTGGCATAACACCGATCCTCTGCTGTTC